GCTACATCTACAGTACTTTTATGGTTTTTATATAATAACCCTCCACTTGGTAATTTAAGTACGTCATAAGGGACGTTTATTTGAGGTTGACTTAAATGATTATATCTATCCTCATCCGATATTTCACTATTCTTAGCTTCAAACTTAACATCTTCTTGTTTTGCGTATGAAACGGTTGCTTGTTCTGGGATAGGTTGAACATCTCCAGAGGTTTCACCATTTACTTCAGCTCTTTTTCTAGCAAAAAGTGCTTCTCTAGCGGCTAATTGTTCTTCTAATTTATCTAGACTATCTTTAGTCATTTGTTCAGCGGCAGAAAGTTCACCTGGTTTAGGTTCGGGTTGTTGTTTAAGGTTGTCTCCTAATTCTTTATTAGCTTGCTCTGCGATTTTGGTCCCATTTTCGTTAGCTTGCTTCATCGCTTCATTCATATCAATGCTTGAAGGGAATACATTTGGCTTTTTATCCATTTTTTAAAACTTTAATTTATCTTAATATATTATATAAATAGATAAAGTAAAGTTTTTAGTAGATTATCTTTCCATGTTGTCCATACGTCTCTCACCATCCTCATCAGAGAAGAATTGTGTCTTATCACTTATATCGGTGGTAACGTTAGTAACTTCCTCTGGTATCATTTCCATATCATCCCCTAATGACATCGTACCTTCTTCTAAATCCTCCTCATTTTCATATTTCCCATCCCAACTAAATGCTGATTCTTTAAGGTTTCTTTGTTCAAAGAGCTTATTAACCCTTTCCATATTTTTCTTTTTATCAATTCTTCTCATTATATCCCTTTTATTATACTTATATTAGTTAATCCATTTTTATTCCATAAACAACCACTGTCAATATCCCAACTATATAACCATTCTACGCTGTCAGAATACCTTCTTGGTGTAATAATTTCGATACCATCATAATCTTTAGCAACTTTAACCCAATCTATACTATCAGGTAGACCATCAAATGACATTTTACTAGCAAAACCATATTGTTTATTAAAAGCTAGTATTTTATCTTTAGAATCTAATACCAATACATTCTGACTTATTTCTATTTTATATAAATGGTCATTTTCCCATTCAGGCATTTCACGTTTAACCCAATCAATCCACTGCGTACCTAAACCATACCATAACCCTCTAGGCTTATCATTGAGGAAAGGATTCATTTTTTGTTCAACATTATTTATCCCACCGCTTAAATCATTTGATGTCATTATAATTCTATCATTTGAATTAATTTTAGAAATAGCAGAATCCATAGCAAATTCATTTAAATTTCTTTGTTCAAAAAGTCTATTAACCTTTTCCATATTTTTCTTTTTATCGTGTCGTCTCACAATCCTTTTAATTTTTTACTTAAATTAGGGTATAAATCTGGCATGTGGTAAATTACCCTAGTTTCTTCCACATATCCATTTTCAATGTTAGTTCTATTTTGAAAAGCCTCATTAGCCCTCTTCATTGCACTTTTCTTATCGTTTCTCATACTAATAAATATCTTTTTAAAAGTAAAACCACCATAGTAGCGAAACTTGGTGGTTTTAATAGCCGTATGACTATAGACGGTCCTAACCGTGTTTTATAATAGTGTAGTAAATTTATAACTAACTAATAATCAGTTAGTTATTAGAAAAGAAGTATCGCACGGTCAAATCTTAGCGTTGATGTAATATCTGCAATAGTATCATCATCCATAGATAAGTCACCAAAATTAACGTTGGTTAACATAGTCCCTTGTAATTGCCATTTCTCAATAACAACACCCGTTGGGTCAAGCATTTCAATTTCCACATCTTTTTTATAACCAGCTGCGTAACCTTGACGACCAGTAACTGATTCAGAATGTAATCTTACCCATTCCATAATAGCTTGCGCTGTAGAAGGTCCAATTGCATCTCTCATTACAACATCAATAGGTTCCCACGTAAATCTACCAATCACCCACGTTGAAGTGTTTAAGAAAGGTATTTCTATATCGGCTTGTGTAATCGAAGGACGTGATGCTGATTGTAACCACCATTGTTGGATACCTAGTTCAGCTGGGAACCTAATCAACCATCTATTTTTTTTCTTTGGTTCGTAAGGAACTGGCATTTTCATTAATAAGTCACTCATAATATATTTTTTTAGTTTATCTTTTATTTATTAATAAATATGCGGGAAATAAAAATTTCCCACATATATTTTTAATTTTTATACATCTTCGAATGACGCTCCTGTTGCCATTACCACAAACTCAACAGTGATGAACTCTAAGGCTCTTGTTGGTTTTATGAATATTGTACCAGCCAATTCATTTCTGTCGATTGATTCAGGGCTGTTATCCACTTCTACTCTAAAGTCCGTAAGACCTCTTTCACTTCTAATACTCTCAAGTATTGGGTTAACCAATGATTTAAATTGATTTCTAACTATCTCATCATTTTGTTCAAATAATAATCTAATTGATACAGCAGAAATAAGTTTTCTTGCTTGTAATAATAATCTTCTAACGTTTAATCTATCTAATGCAGATTCTTTAACTTGAAGAGTCTTATTACCCCAAATTTTGATACCTTCTTGTGCAAATGTAGCAATTGGGTTAATTCTACCTTCGTAAAGTGTATCCCTTTCTTCAAGAGTTAATTTCTTTCTAGCTTTAATTGCTTGAACATCACCTCTTTGTACACCCGCTACTGCAAACCAAGGGAATGCAATATTGTCGGTTAATGCTATGTTTCTTACAACATCTCTAGTTGGTGGCAAGTAAACAAGAACATTGTTGTCAACGTCATTTACTTGTACCCAAGGCCAGTAAGTTGCAGAATAGTTACTATCAATTCCTGAACTTTCAAGGTTATCAACAGCTTCTTCAGCAGTTATAACATCACCACCACCATCAGTATCTGGAGTTGTTATAATGTAGATTGAATCACTTCTTTCTTCTTCAATCATTTCTATTGTAGCTTCTACTAAATTAGTATTATCTACGATATCAATACCTGGAGTTGCAAATACATTAACATTCGTTTCTTCTGGGTTATTAAAGGTATTGATAGCCTCTAAATAAGCGTAATAATCAGAAGTTGTTCCAGCATCACCGTTGCTTAATGGTTTATCTTCTATTGCAGTTGAAGTTATTGCATCAGCACTAGAACTTCCACCCAATGCATAAGCATCTGTGTTGGTTCTTCTACTTCTGTAAATATCCCATCCATCAAATCCACCGAAAGGTGCAAATGTGAATTTTCTAGCATATAATTTTTCATAATCAGTTCCAGTTAAGTCACCTTCATTTTGAAATTCAGCATTACCCGTATCAAATTCATATCCAGTTAACATACTATTGGTAGCGCCACTATCCATATGGAATCCTTGTGTCATACCAGCGGTTGCTCCACTAAAAGCTCCTTTGTAATTAAAGAAGTGTTGGTCAATACCTACCGTATCAGAAAGACCTAAATAGATTTTTCTAGTTTTACCGTATTGAACATATGAAGTGTTGTATTCAATTTGAGGTGGAATTGCTCCACCAGTAGTGTAATCCCTTTGAGGAATACCTGTAAAACCAGCTGGGAATGAGTCACTTGTATCTTCATCTTCGTCTAATTCAATTAATATGTAATTTGATTTTGACGTGTAATAACCATCTAATGTTCCAATTTTTCTACCAATAAAATTAGCAGATGTTGGGTCCATTGTACATCTAGAATATTTCTCTAAGAACACTGGATTTGCATCCGTATCGTAGAAAGACCTGATTTGTAAATCAAATTCTTTAGTATCTGGTTTAATGTTTGAAATAGAAACTTTAATTTCTTTATTCGCTGAATTACCATCTGAAATTGTAATGAATCTAAATAATTTTTTGATTACAGTACCATTCACCTCTGATACCACATAAGGTGATACCGCTGGAGAATATTCAGCTTTATAATCTTCAAAAACGTCAGTAGTTGTAAGCGCTTGAGTAATACCTGTGAAACCACTTGATGCATAAGCATCTTCAAACATTTCTTGGTAAATTTCTTCAATAAATATTGGAGCTTTACCGTTAACATCTGTACCTAAAACTCTTTTTATGTAGTTTTTATTGGTAGGGTCAAATGAAACGTTGTAAGTGAATGTACTACCTGTATCACCGCCAGTAAATCCACTCAATGTAAATTCAGCCTTAGCATCTTCAGTTGCTCCAGTAGTTGAAATAACTAAATCAGTTGCACCTGAAACGGATTCGATAAGATATTCATCTTCATAAGTAGCTTTGCTTCTAAGCATTGCAATCACTTTGTTATTATCAGAACCAAGAGATGTTATTAACCAAGATTTTCCAGCGTCATAGCCTGAAAATCCTAACACTCTCGTTACGTATAATTGATTTGATTTAGTTAGGTATGATTTTGCGATATAAGGCAATTCATATTTTACCGTACCAGTTTCTTTTACTTTTGTTGCGTTTTGTCCTCCGAAGAAAGTTTTAAATTCATCGTAAGCTGAGATAAAAATTGGTTGGAAAGCTGGACCTTTTGTGGTCTCACCAGCCAAACCTAGTGTGGTTACACCGATTTGCTTAGTTACGTATGAAATGTCTTTTTCTGATGTATAAACACCTGGACTTACGAATACTCTGTTTGTTGAATTCATGTATTTTGAATTTATTTATTTTTTATTAGTTTATTATAAATATACAGAATTTCTCCAAAAGTGGAAATGATGTATGTAATACATCATTATAAGTATGATTAATGTCTTACTTTTGTCATACTCGTTATATTTATAAGTATGAAACGTAGTAAAAATTTAAAAATCACCCCAATAACTCATAAAATCCTTAAGGATTATTGTGAGGATAATGGACTTAAAATGTTTGGTTTTGTAGAGACATTAATTAAAAAAGCTTGTAAAAAACCAACTGATATATATGGTGACCCACTATAATAAATATATTAAGTAATTTTAAACCACTTTATTTTTCATCCTTAGTTTTACCTTCAATTAGTTCATTAAAAATAAGAGCTCTATTAATTGTTGGTATCACTTCAAATTCATCTTCATTTAATATATACCCTAAAACCTTCATTTCAAAATTTTGAACATAAAACCTACGCTTATCAAAATCCATTTGACTCTCATCACCGACATTTTCTAGATGTACAGGCATTGGATGCCCTTTTACACTTATATAATATTGTCTAGAATTAAAGGTAGTTTGAATTATCTTATTATAATGATTTAAATCTCTCATTCTATTACAAAATAATCTAACCTCATAAGTAACATCTACCGAGGTTGGTTGTGGTATTTTATATGTGTTAATACTCTTTCGACCACCTTCTAAGGTAGGTACTTTAATATATGTATACAATTTATGACCTGGAATATTCCACAACCCATTTTGATTGGTACCCACTTGAATGTCTGGTTGTCTAACAATAGTAATAAATGGCATCTTTATATTCTTAAATTTGTCCGAAAATCCCCAAGTCTCAGAGAATTCGGCCCATTTTTGGATGGTTAAGAAAATTACTGGAACTGACGTACCATCAAGCTCAAAATATAAATCTTTATTAATAAAATCTATAAACGTACTATCAATATCTTCAGTCTCAATACCCGTTGGTAAGTAAGTAGCCTTATAATCGATATCATCTAAGTATTCTTGCCTTTTTTCAGGACCTATTTTTTGTTTTATGAATTTTACATTCTTTTTAAAACCTCTTGGTAATGCACACATTTTATTTTATTTTTTATATTCCGTTAAACTCATCTTCATTGGCAATAGCACACTCGATTGTTCTAAAAGCGCCTTTATACCCCATAATGGTGTGTTTATTATCATAATTCTTTTGACCTGGATTTACAACACTAAAGTATATCGTTTCAGTTTCATCAATTGGGTAACCGATATAGTCACCTAAAGATATGTCAACCTCTAATTCGTCTAATTGTTGTGTATAGATACCAAATTTTAGATTACCATCCTCTAAGTTTTGTAAACTACTTGGATTGTACGTTTTATTTTCAGGCTCTGCAATAATTGGAACCACATATAATTCAACTGGTGGATAAAAGTTTATTTCATCAGCACTAGCTTCATTGTATATATCATCAGATTGAGTAGTATTTCTATCTACTCTATATAATATCACTGTAAAATTCCCATCACCTTCAATTGCTTCTCGACCCATATCAATTTCTAATTGGAAATCTTCCCCTGAAAAGAATTTGTTTATACGTTTAATTGGAATCTGTCTTTTATTTTTACTCATAATTTTATTTGTAATTAATCTTTAATATAAATATTTAATATTAAGTAAATAGTTGAACAGACTTGACTTTTATAAAAAAAATGTGTATATTTAACTTGTTGTACATGTACAACAAGTTAAAAAGATAGAAAATTGATAAATTTAAACGATATAAAAAGTAGAGGGGCTGTTGACTTATTAAATAAGTACAACGGTAAGAACCCTTATTTAAAGAAATTAAAATCTGAGCTGATTAAAAAAGGTAAGATTAAACTTACTGAAACACAGGTTAAATATATAAATGGGTTCTCAACGGTAGAGCCCATGTTAATTAATAAAGTAGTTGCAATAAACGCTTATTTAGGTGAATCATTGAAAGAACAGCACAATTTAACTTTTGTACCAGAACGAATATTGGTTCAATTCATATTGGCCGACCAAGAGAAAACCTATCACGTTTACGGAAAGTTAAAACAAAATCAAGAGAAATCTGAAATGTATTGGTTACCTAAAACTATGGTATTGGATGACCCATACTTCACATCTTGTGACATTGAGGTTGATTGGGATAAATATACGGATTTAGATACGATAGGTCGTAAACCTTATGACCACCAAAAAAGTGGCATTGAATTCCTATTATGTAGAGATGGTGCTATTTTAGCGGATGACATGGGATTAGGTAAGTGCCTGAGTATCAGTGAGTTAGCTTACACACCTACTGGTAAAATT